AAGCGGCCTGACGGGCAGAGAAGCCGTGCAGCGGCACCTTTCCATTCTGTACGGCACAAGAGCTGGAGAGCAGGCCCAGGACCGCAGCTTTGGCATTGACTGGTCTTTTTTGGACCAGCCGCTGGAAGTGGCCAAGGCTATGCTCTCGGCCGAAATCATAGAAAAAACGGCTATTTATGAGCCGTCCATTACCGTGGCCGAAATCAACTTTAGCGCGGACACAAACGGGAACCTGACCCCGACCGTTCGCGTAGAGGAGGCAGAAAATGAGTAATATCGCAGAACTGCAGAGCGTCCCAGAGGTTTCTTTTATTGAAGGGCTCAGCCTGGAAGAAGTAAGAGACCAAATTCTCGAAGATTATACGAGCAAATATCAGGAGATCACCGGAGAGGGTGTGACCCTGGCCCCCGCCGATCCTGTCCGCCTTGTTTTGTTGACATTCGCTCAACAGTTTTACCAGGGCTTGCAGTTTATAGATTGGGCCGGCAAAAAGAACCTTCTAAAATACGCACACGGCGAATGGCTGGACAACTTGGCCGCCAACAAGGGCGTTATCAGAAAATCGGCCGAATATGCCACAACAACCCTGCGGTTTGGAATACAGAACGCAAGAACCTCGGCAACCAGCATTCCCGCAGGCACCCGCGCAAGCAACCTGGCTGGCGTATATTTTATGACCACACAATATGGGGAAATTCCTGCGGGTAGCACAAGCGTGGACATTCCCGCCGCTGCCCTCGAGGCCGGAGAAGTAGCCAACGGCATGCCGGCCGGAGCGATCAACCATATTGTTGACCCGCTCCCCTACATTAGCACAGTAAGCAACGTGACCATTACCGCCGGCGGAGCCGCCCAGGAGAGCGACGACGACCTGACCGAGCGAGTGTTTATGTTCCCCTCCAGCTATTCCACAGCAGGCGCGGAAGCGGCTTATATCTATTGGGGAAAGCAGTTCCGCGCCGACGTTGCCGACGTTAAGGCATACAGCCCCGAAGCCGGCAAGGTTACCGTGATGTTTTTGCTTGACGGCGGCGTGTTGCCCAGCCAGGCAGACATCGACAGCATGGCCGCGTTTTTAAGCCCCACGGACAAGCGCCCCCTGACCGATCAGGTTACAGTCAGCGCGCCCGCAGAGGTGACATACAACATCGCTCTCACCTACTACATAGACGCCAGCAAGGCAGCAGAGGCGGTGACGATCCAGGCGGCAGTGAATAACGCCATTGTCAACTATAAGGCATGGCAGCGAGCCATCGGCAAGGACATCGAGCCCTCCGAGCTGGTGCGCAGAATTATGAACGCCGGTGCAAAGCGTGTGGCCCTGACCGCGCCCGCATATACAAAAATTGATGCCGTAAGCATTGCAAAGCTGGGCACAGAGACCGTCACTTATGGCGGCTTAGAGGAGGGATAAAATGATAACCCTTCGAGACGCGAAACTGACCGACTCGTTACCGGCGATTATTGCCAAGCAGCCCTGGGCGCAGGCAATGGCCTTTGCGGTGAATAACCAAATGGGAAGGCTTATGGACTACGCCAGCGGGGTGCTTGTTTCGGCAAGCGTAGGCACCATGCCCGATGCTATTCTGGACATTCTGGCCGTGGAATTGCGTATTCCCTACTATAACCAAACATATACCACACAGGTGAAGCGGGAGCTGGTAATGGGCGCCATTCAATATTGGGCGACCGCCGGCACCATAGGGAGCCTGTCAAAAATAATGGGTGATATTTTTGGTGACGCAGAAATCGAGGAATGGTTTTCCTACAACGGAAAGCCCGGAAATTTCCGCATTTTGACCGGGAACCCGAACATCACCGGTGACACCCTGGAAGAATTCAAGAAAACAGCGCAGGGAGTGAAACGACTGTCCGCCTATTTGGAGGAGGTAATCATTGACCTGGGCATTCCACAAATGAGCATCTACCAGGGCAACGCGCTATATCACCACACAGACATTACAATGACGCAGGAGGGATGATAAATGAGTTTTAGCAACGGCCCTGTATTTACCGCTGCGGGTCAAGCGCTACACGCAAGGGCTATCGCAGGAGACGCCCTGACTTTCACAAAAATGCAAATGGGTGACGGAGATCTTGGCTCGGCCAGGATCGAAAACCTTACCAAATTGGTGCATGAGGTTGCCAGCGTCAACATTTCCGCCCTGCGGCACAACGGCAACTTTGCCAAAATATCCGGCGTATTTACCAACGCCGACACAAAAACAGGTTTTTACTGGAAAGAAATCGGCCTTTTTGCAGCAGACCCGGACCACCCGAATGACCGCACAAAGGACATTCTTTATTGCTACCAAAACGCTGGCAGCCTGGCCGAATATATCCCCGCAGCAGGCAGCGACCTTATTACAAAGCGTATTACAATAGCCGCCATTGTGGGCAACGCCTCGACCGTTACGGCGACTTTGGAAAGCGTAAGCATAGCTGAGGACGTAGGCTTTGACAACTCCGGCTCGGGGCTGACAGCGGGCGATGTTCAGGCAGCCTTGGTCGAACTGGCCCAGAGAGACGTTAAACCCGAACAGATCACCCAGACTGTGACTTCTGGCATTACCGCGCACAACACCGCAACTGACGCCCATAAGGACTTGTTCGCAAAGAAGGCGGACCTGGTAAACGGTAAAGTCCCCGTAAGCCAGCTGGACAGCGTAACGATCCTGAGAACCGCCACCCTGGCCGCCACAGGCTGGACCCTCGGCGCAGACGGCCGATATTCCCAGACCGTCGCCGTTGACGGGATAAAGGCAGACACCCCGCTCGTTATTGTAGACTGCAACCTGACCACAAACGACGCCGACGCAAAGGTGGAGTTCCTGGAAGCATGGGCAGGGCCCAGCGCCAATGAAGTGACCCAGGGAGCAGGAAGCCTGACCTTCTACACCTACGACCTGCCCGCAGTTTCTATCCCGATTTTTGTGGGGGTGGCATAATGGCCGTTTTTGTTTTCGGCTCGCCCGAAATGCCCGTGCGTTATAGCCCGACGTTTGCAGACAACGGCTGGGAAACGATCATAAAAGCCTGCCAGGAAAACCAGGTGCCGGACACTTGGCTGGTGGGAGACAGCAAAACAATGACCATCGGCGACGCTGAATATCAGATAGACATCATCGGTAAAAGCCATGACGTATACAGCGACGGGACAGGCACCGCGCCCTTGACCTTTCAACTTCGCGCTTGCTATGCCGTGAAATATCGGATGAACAGCGAAAACAGCAGCACCGGCGGGTGGACTGCTTGCGAAATGCGCCAGACAACACTCCCCGCGATTTTAGCTCTCATGCCGATAGAGATATCCGGCGCAGTTAGGGAGATTAAGAAACTTACAAGCGCAGGGAACAGGGACCAAACCGTCCATGCTACTGCCGATAAACTTTTTTTACTTTCCGAAAAAGAAGTCTTTGGAGCGGTATCCTATTCGTTCACCGGAGAGGGCAGCCAGTACGCCTATTACCAAAAAAATAATCTGAGAGTCAAGAGCTTCAACGGCACAGCGGACAATTGGTTGCTGCGTTCCCCGCACACGGGAAATGCAGTATTTTACTGTTGTGTTGCTCCAGACGGCTCACCGAGCTATGGCGCGACAAATTACCCAATCGGTGTAGCGTTTGCATTTTGTTTCTAAGGAGGGAATGAAATGAGTGTATTTATAGCAAGGCGCGGACGGGGGGAGGGCTCCTCGAAAGAATATGCCCGCGTATTTGCAGACAACAGCTGGGCTGAAATTGTCGAGGCCTGCCAGAGTGAACGGGTTCCCATCACCTGGGAAATCGGAGACAGTAAGTCTATAACCATAGGCGGAACAGAATACCAAATCGACATTATCGGCAAATATCACGATGAGTATGCAGACGGCACCGGCACCGCGCCGCTGACCTTCCAGCTTCACGATATGTATGGAACGATGTATGCCATCAACAGCACACAGTCCAACGCCGGCGGCTGGGCAAGCTGCGAAATGAGAACCACCCACCTGCCCGCGATCCTGGCCGTGATGCCCACCGAAGTGCAGACAGGCATCCGCGAGGTAAACAAACTGACCTCTGCAGGATCACAGAGCAGCACCATCAACACCACGGCGGACAAACTGTTTTTACTTTCGGAGGTTGAAATCTTCGGCTCGTCGCCCTATTCCGCGAGGGGTGAAGGTACGCAATACTCCTATTACAAAAACGGCGGAAGCAAAATCCGACAGCGTGTGGGCAGTAACTATATTTGGTGGGAACGATCCCCACACGTGGGCTCTACTCCTAATTTTTGTAATGTCGTCCAGGACGGCAACGGAAGTTATACCAGCGTAATTACAGCGTTAGGTGTAGCCTTTGCATTCTGTTTTTAAGGAGGGGACGAAATGTATTTGACAATTAACGGCGCACGGTACACCGTAACACGGCGACTTGTAAGCGCGGACACGATCAAATATCTGGGCGTAACACCGGAGCCAAAGACCATCAGCGGCACCATTGCAATGTATCGCAACGACGGCTTTTTAATGAGCGAGGACAACACCTCCAAATTTGCCCGAAAGCTCTACACCGGCAATCTGCTGCAAATCACCAACAAGCCGAAGCTGGACACAGCCCCGTTTGTCCCGGCACCGGAGCCTCCGTCGGCAACCGTAGTTACTGCCGTTGTAGGTTAAAGGAGGAGAGGAAATGTACAGAGGAACAACG